CTAGCGCCTACCCTTACGCTTTCGAGCTCTCTGCGCTCGCCGTTGCTTGCGGTTCAAATCTGGCCGTGAGGGGCGCGCGCCCGATATTTGGGTCATGATGTTGTCGACCGACGGAAACTCTTCCCCTTGATAGCGGCTTTCATTGAGGTTTTGGAGAACTCCCGCGTTTTCACAGTCTTTTCTTATCGCTGCCCGCTCATCATCAGTCCATTCATGTTGCTCAGCATAGATCATATCTTCAGATATGCCTGAACCTTGGTGTGGGGGCTCGCGCGAGATGCCAACTACACGTTTGAGGTGAGCGTGGCGTTCAAGCAGGCCTCGCGCGTAAATCAGCGAAAGGCCAGACCTCATCTCGCGGTATTTTTCATACCCTCCGCTTTTCTCCATCCAATCAAGATATTTCACTGTGAGGATGAAGAACGCGGTTTCGTTATCCTTTGATCCTTCAGGGCTCATCATCACGCGAGCAAATATATCGGACTTCTTTCCTTTCTCCAACGCGCCGATGACAGCTTCGGAATGAGCTCTCCGTATGAACCGAGGCACAAGTGCCATGAATCTAACAGCGAGTTCATTCTTCCGAAGGTCGAAGTCGTATCCCTCAAGCGTGATCGAGGTCCCATCGAGCATATGGTTTGTGAAAGCTTCGATAAGCCGATCCCAGAGGTAAGAAACCTCGTCTGCCCTCTTTTTTGCCTTGTATTGCGGGTTTTTGGTCAAGTCTGAGTAGTGCAGGTGGTCTATGGTGACCGGAGCGTCTTTTTCATCGACCACAAAGTCGTGGTCACCCTCGTCATTGATACGGGTTGAGTAGTAAGCGAGAAGGTTCTCCTCCCCATGCGCCTCCCTGAGTTTCCCGGATCGTACAAAACCTTCTTTTTTTGAAAGGTAGTCCGTGAAGTCTCGCACCGTGTCGAGTTCTGACATTACCACGTCGAGTGCAGCCTCATTGAAGACATGCACGAATGAGCCTTCGGGATCGATGTCGCCGATCGCAAATGGCAATGGACAGGTTTCGCCTCGCTTTCTCCAATAATGGTCACCGACAATGTTCGGGATTATTTTCAGACTGCTAGAGTGTCCCGAAGTGAAATCATGGCATGCCCCGGCGCATCCGTTGGCGACGACAACTCTGTGAACTTGCCGGGTTTCATTCGCAGGAAGATCAATCGGAAAGCGGACAGAACACGCCTTGTCCAAGAAGACCCGCTCCGGAAAGTCAGCCAACCATCGCTCCGCCCCTTTGGTTTGCTTTGCCGAGTCTCGGATTGCACGCTTCGCCCATCGAGACCATGCGACTTCGACATCACCACTGGGCCAATCAATCGTTTTCTCGCTGAAAATTATGACGTGTTCCCCGCACACGACCAGTAGGTCACACAGCTCCTTTCCGTCACCAGTCCCACCTATTTTCTGATCTCTATATGGGCTTGAGTAAGACCAAAGGTTCAGAAAAGACCGATCAGCCAAGCGTGCCAGATAGCGCTCAGAGTCAGTGAAACCTTCAGATTTCAAAACCGGCGGCCTGAGCTGTTCAGGTCGCTCGTCAATGCCGGAAGGCTTTCGCTCCATAGTTCTATTCCTTAAGGCACGCATTCATTTCCTGACTATCGCAACCTAAGGCACCTCCACAGCGAACGACAGCGAATATAATTCAAGCATCACAGATCAACTAAAACTTGTGTTCGAAGCGGTCATCAGTACCAGTTTGCACGGACGTCGGCATTGGGCCGTCTACGCTGGAAAGGGCACTGCGCAGTCGGACCACCCTTCGCGCTACGCTGCTCAGTCGTCAAACAGCTTATTGCATTTTTCATGCCTACGGGATAACAATGCTGCCCCTTCGGGATAACTACAACCGAGCGCATGGAAATCTCGTTCCCCTTCTGTATGAACGGCAAGAACCCTCGCGGTCGGCGGATCTTCTTTGATACAAAGATCGATGTTCGTCGGGTAAAGCGGGAAGCCCAAATCAAGCGCGTATGTGTTCAGCATACAATTCGCCAAAGAGTATCGCGAATTCGGGTCAAATACTTCAACTGCAACCTCGGCGACCCGTGGAGCACCCAGCGTTCCGAGCTTTCGCCGCAAAGCTTCGTTCCGTTGGTGAAAGTAGACAACTTCGCCCCCCCAGTTCCCTAAAAGAAGCTCGACCCCTCTATCTGTCACGCCGATCGGCGATGGGACGCAGAAAAATCGGTTCTCTCTTATCTCTTTCTGCGTTTTGAGCGAGCTTCCTTCTAGCAGTATTTCAAACTCTTGATCGGTAAGAAGGCGACGGCGCTTGAGCTCGGCCAACCGGGCTTGCATTCTTTCCGCAGTCGAAAGTTCAATCGCGCCCTTCATGGCAGCGACTTCAAAGTCGAGCAGTCGTGTGTAATGCCAGACGCGAATTTGGCGTCCTGCGAGAGCGCTGGCAATGTGGATTTGCAAGTCTTCGAACTGGCTAAAGTACCGGTTTCCTTGCAATTTCTCCGCCAGATGCTCGTTGTTGTCGAGACTTTCCAACCGTTCATCCTCACGGTGGTATTCTTCTAAAAGCGCTTGGTTTTCATGTAGAAATGCGAGAATTTCACGCCCGAACGTACTGCTATTCCAAACATCGACCAATTCAATGTCGGAAACATCGAACTTGCTCATCCCGACTTCCTCAAAACGACATCCCACGACCTCAGCGGCAAAGTTTTCCAAATTTTTCAGTTGTTCAAGTAGTCATTGCCTCAGTTGTTTCCGCCGACCACTCTGCGTTTGGCGAGTTGATATTTGCGCAAATGTTGCAGTCGCGATGAATGTCTCTCCTAGAAGGCCACGTCACATCATTGAAATCCACCGTTTTATGGCGGCTATGGGGGCTGGAACGGTCATCCGATGCGCTTGGATTGAAATTCGGCTTCGGGCCGGTTGACTCCTACCTCCACAAATGCCCGGACCACACAACCTCGCCCAAGATGTTCTGTGAGATCGCGTTCATGGCAGGGCCGGTATGGTACTCGGGTGGATAGCGTTTTTGATCGGGGTTGTCGCTGCGGGCGATGATCGTCGCGGCGCCTGGTATGAGCTCCAGGCGCTTGACCCGCGTGCCGTTGTCCGGGTCGTTGTAGACGTAGAGTTTACCCGCGGTGATCTCTTTCCGGTGCCGGTCGATCATGACCAGGTCACCGTTGGAGATTGCCGGCGCCATGCTGTCCCCGCGCGCGGTGATCAGGATGCAGCGGTCTGGGCGGATGCCAGTTTCGATCAGCCAGTCGCGTGGAACAGCGAGGTGATCTTTTGGCGGGGCGTCGAGGTTGACCACGCCGTGTCCGGCCGCGGCGCTGGCGTCGTACCTGGCGATGGTGGAGAAGCGTTCGCCGTTGAGCTCTGTGGTTGGTTCAACGGAGCGCGGTGGGCCGAAGGAGATCTCGATCCCAAGCGCTTCACAGACTTCAGAAATTTTTGCGAGCTTCGGACCGGCGCCGTTTTTATTCCTCGGGTTTAGAATGTTCCTGAGTGTGTCGGGTGGCAGGTTGTAGGCTTGCTCAGCAGCAAATGGCTTCATGCCCAGCTGTTCAAGCCGGTCTCTGATTGCTTGTTCGAACCGCATCTTAACATCCATGTCATCGGTACATGTACCGAGTAAAATTCTCCTTGACTATCGGTAAGTGTACCAAATACTAATTTGGTATGAATACCGAGGCAGAGTAATGAAATCAATCCGCAACCTTGTGACCGACGTTTTGACGTTGGCGGGAGCGTATACAGCGCACACCGGTCTGGCAGAGAGCACAGTCTCGACCTTGGCCTTGAATGACGGAAAGCGTCTTCGTGTGTATCGCGAGGGCACTCCAAAGGGGCGGCCAGCTTACATCACGCCAGACCGCTTCCTTTCCGCCCTGACCTGGTTCTCCGAGAACTGGCCGTCCGACTTGGAGTGGCCAGCGGAGATCGAGCGTCCCGCCGCCGAGACCGCCAGCAAAGGAGCCGCGTGATGCCGCACGGCTGGTGGATCATCCCCTTGGCCATTGCCGGGTTTTGCCCGTGGCTGGCCGTTCTCAAGCTGACAGGAGTGCTGTGATGCTGGCCCGTGCCGACGTTGTCCTGCGCGCGCATATGGCGGGCGCGGGCCTCACCGACCGCGAGCGGATCGCCCTGGGTGCCACGCTGATCGAGACGGTGATCGATCCCCGCTATCACCCCGAACTGGCCTACACGGTCACGCATCTGCGCGACCATGCCGAGGCGCTCCGGGACGCTTTCTTTGACCTCGAAACACCGGGCGGGCCTGGCACAGGCAAGGCCACCACTCACGAGCAGATGGGCCTGTCCGGATCCTGCGGCGCGCGTGCGCTGCAGCCCCTCACGCCGCGTGCCGCCAGCTCCTCCCGGGGGCGCGCGGCGTGGGATCGGATCGTCCGCGCCGAACGGTGGATCAGTGACAGCTGGATCGGCGACGGGATCGCCGGTGTCTGCATCGCGATCCTGCTGATCGGCGCGTTGTTTGCCCCCCTGTTCCTGCCCGTTTGAAGGAGCGTTCAATGCCCCCTGAAACCCGGAAAAACCTGTGCGACCTGCGCTGTCTGATGGCACAGGCTCGCGCCCATCGCCGCCTCGCCTCCACGGCTCAACGCCTGGGCCAGATTGATACGGCTGCCCAGAACATCGGGGATGCCCTGGCGCTGGAACGCGACGCCATCGACCGGCTGAACGCCTTGGAGGCCAGCGGCACGCTGATCGCCATCGAGGCCCTGGTGGCCAGCGCCACCAGCTATGCACGGGAGCGGCGCCATGTCTGATCCGTTCGAAGTCAAGAAGACCGGTTACGGCTGGGCGGTGTTCGACCGCCGGACGCGCAAGAAGGTCACCAACCAGGTCAGTTCGCGCGATGTTGCCGATGAGCGCTGTAAGCAGTTGAACCACGACGCGCGCCGCCGCCGTCGCCCCTGCCTTTGCTGCAGCGCGCCCTTCATCAGCGAAGGACCGCACAACCGCATGTGCAACGGGTGTCGGCGCGGAGCGGATCCCTTCGACCGCCGCCAAGGGCTGTCCGCATGAACCATGCCTCGATCAAGTCCGCGCGGCTGCAGCGTGTCCTCAAGGTGCTGAGCGACAAGCGCGAGCATTCCACGCTGGAGATCATGACGCGGGCCAAGGCGCCCGCCGTCAGCGCGATCATCTCCGAGCTGCGCTGCATCGGCGCGAAGATCGACTGCACCCGCCGCAGCGACGGGCCGAATGGCGAGCCCCGCTGGTACTACAAGATGACGAAGGGGCCGCGCGCCGATGGGTAAGATCATCACCACGATCACCGAACTTCCGGTGGATGAGATCGACATGGGCAATCGCCTGCGGCCAGTCAGCGTCGCCGGGGTCGAGGCGCTCAAGACCTCGATCCGCGAGTTGGGCGTGATCAAGGACCCGATCCATGTTCGCAAACTGAAGAAGGGCGGCAAGATCGTCCTTTTGGCGGGCGGACACCGACTGACTGCCGCGCGCGAGCTGCGCGACGAAGGGGTCGACGGCTACGAGACGATCAAGGTCACCTGCTGGAACTGCACCGACGACTTCGCGCAGTTGATGGAGATCGACGACAACCTGGCGGGCGCCGAGCTGTCGGCCCTGGATACGGCTGTCTTCCTGGCGCGTCGCAAGGAGGTTTACGAGAAGATGCATCCCGAGGCCAAAGCCCAGATCGGGGCAGGCCTCGTGGCTAAGCGCTGGGATACGGCGGACACGATGTCCGTCGTATCCTTTGCCGAGGCCGTGGCGCAGACGATGGGCGTTTCTGACCGCCATGTGCGCCGCCTTGTGCGGGCTGGGACGGTGCTGGACCCGCGTGACATTCAACTTCTGCGTAGCGCTCCGAAACCGGTAGCGCTGGCCGATTTGATGGAACTGTCGAAGATATCCGAAGTGACAGATCGATACGACGTGGTCGATCTCATGTCCAAGGGCGAGGCCAAAAGTGCCGCCGACGCCGTGCGCCAGGTGAAGGCCGCGCGCGGTGAAGGCCCTGCGCCGAAGGATGCCACCGACGCGAGCTATGCCCGGATAGTTGATGCCTGGAAGCGCGCCAACAAGGCCGCGCGTCGTCGGTTCCTGGAGGAGCATGGCACCGAGGTTTGGTCGCTTCTGGATGAAATGGACAAGGGGCTCTCCGAATGACGACCGCCCCCGCCAAGACCTGGTGGACGGCCGCCGAGATTGCCGAGGCCTGTCTGCCAGACATGCCCACGACCAAGCGGCGCGTGAATGATCTCGCCCGTCGTCATGGCTGGGCCAGCCAGCCCGGCAAGGTGCGCCGCCGCAAAGGTCGGGGCGGGGGCCTCGAATACCATGTCAGCCTGTTCCCGACGCGGGCCAAGGTCGCGCTGAGCAAAATGCATGGACTGCATGACCCGGCCCCGGAGACGCCCAGGCGGTCCCGCGACCAGGCCTGGGCGGAATTCGACAAGCTGAAGGCCAAAGTCAAGGAAACCGCCGAGATGCGCCTCACGGCGCTGCGCGAGGTCGATGCGCTGGAACGCGCGGGCATGACCCGCACCGAGGCAGTGCGCGCCGTGGCCCGGCAGACGGGCAAATCGGAAAAGACCCTCTGGAACTGGCTGGCCCTGGTCGAGGGCATCGCGCCCGAGGATTGGCTGCCCTACCTGGCGCCCGCGTCAGGCAAGGGGCGCAAGACGCAGACGCCGCTGGATGACGCGTTCCTCGACCTGGTGAAGACCTACTTCCTGACCAAATCGCAGCCGCCTTTGACAGCGGCCTATGACTGGGCCGAGGAAGTTGCGCAGAAGGAAGGCATTCCGGGTGCGCCGCACCATTGCCGAGACCGTGCCCGAACATGTGCAGGTCTACCTGCGCAAAGGCGCTCATGCGCTGAGCCGGTATTTTCCGCACCAGACTCGCGACAAGACCTACATGCACGCGATGGAGGCGGTGCAGACCGACTATCACAAGTTCGACGTCTTCATCCAGTTTCCGGACCGCGAGAAGCCGGGCCGGATCCAGATGATCGCGATCTCCGACATCTACAGCGGCAAGTTCCTGGCCTACCGCCTTTCGGAGACGGCGAACGGGCACACGGTCCAGCTCGCCTTTGGTGACCTGGTCCGCCGCTACGGCATCCCGCAGCACTGCCTGATGGATAACGGGCACGAGTTCGTCAACAAGGTGATGACCGGCCAGACCGAGCACCGGAAACGCTTCAAGCTGGTGCAGGGTGAGGTCCTGGGCCTCTTCCCGCTCCTGGGGATCGAGCTTCATTTCGCGACGCCGGGCTGGGGCCAGGCGAAACCCATCGAGCGCGCCTTTCGCGACCTTTGTGACCGCGTCGCCAAGAACCCGGCCTTCGTCGGGGCCTACACCGGGCGCAACACGGTCGAGAAGCCGGAGAACCACGGCGCGCGGGCCATCCCGCTGGAGGACTTCCGCGCGGTCCTGGAGCGCGAGATCGCGGCGCATAACGCCCGGCGGGGCCGGCGGTCGGAAGTGGCCAATCAACGGTCCTTCGACGAGGTGTTCAACGAGAGCTACGCGGCCTCACCAATCACCAAGGCAACCGAGGAACAACAGCGCCTCTGGCTGATGCGGGCCGAGGGTGTCCGGGCGGATCGCAAGAATGGCGAGGTCTCGATCTACGGCTCGCGCTACTGGGCCGAGTGGATGTGGCAGATCGCGGGCAAGGACGTCACCGTTCGGTTCGACCCGGATGATCTGCATGCCGGGCTGCTGGTCTACCAGATGGATGGCACCTTCCTGGGTGAGGCGCCGGTCAAACGTGCGGGTGGGTTCCTGTCGGTGGCGGATGCCAGGGAACACAACCGCGACAAGAAGGCGTTCAAGCGCCTGACGCGGGAACAGGCCCGGATCGAGAAGAAGATGACGGATGCGGCCGCGTCCAAGCGGCTGGCGGCGGCGCGAGAGGATGCGCCGGGCGACGGGTTGCCGGATGCGGGTGTGATCCGCTTGCCCAAGATCCATCCGGCCGCGCCCAAGGGCGGGCGCCGCAGGGCCGAGGTTCCCGAGGAGGAAGAGCGCCTGACGGCCCGGGTCACGAAGCTGGAACAGCGCCGCGCCTCCCCGAAACCGGACGAGCGCGATCCGGACGAGGATTTCGCGCGGGCGCTGGAGCTGGAGCAGATGCAGGACGATGGCCAGCCCATGACGCCCGAGCAGGCGGACTGGCTCGCCCAGTACCAGACAACCTCGGAATACCGCTCCCGTCTGCGGATGCACCGGGCGCTGGGCAAGAACAACGAATGAATAAGGAGCAGAACATGCAAGGCGATCTGGCCCCCCTCCGCAACGTCGCGGCCCTGCTGGAAATGGTCGACCAGCTGCAGCACCGCAGCGTCACGCTGCCCGGGATCGGTGTTTTCTTCGGGCGGCACGGCGCGGGGAAAACCTCGGCAACGACCCTAGCCGCGAACGAGTACAACGCCCATATCGTGCAGGCCAAGAGCACCTGGACCCGCCAGCACATGGCCGACGTGCTGCTGGAAGAGCTGGAGATGAAGGGGGTGCGCGGCACGCTGCCCCGCAAGGCCGACGCGATCAGCCGTGCCCTGGCGCTCTCCGACCGCCCGCTGATCATCGACGACGCGCAGTACCTCATGAAGTCCGGCATGATGGACGTGGCCCGCGACATCTACGAGGGCTGTTTCACGCCGCTGATCTTCGTGGGGGAGCCGGACTTCGAGGCGAACCTGACCAAGTGGCCGAACATCTACGACCGTGTCCTGGTCAGCACCGAGACCTTGCCCTGCAACGCGGCCGATGCTGGCCACCTGGCGCGCATCTACTGCGCCGGGGTCGAGGTCTCGCCCGACGTCCTCGACGAGTTGCTGCGCCTGACCGATGGCAGCGCGCGCAAGCTGAGCGTCAACTTCGAGAGGATCCGTGAGGCGGCGCGACGGCGGGGGCAACGCCAGGTCGACACCGACTTCCTGTCGCTGGTGAAGCTCCACGGGATCGGCGGCGCGATCAGCGCCCAGTTGGTCAACCAGCGCAAGCGGGGGGCGGCATGAGCCAGGACTTCCGCAGCCCGATGGAGCGCGATGCCTGGCGTAAGGTCGAAGGGCTGGCCGAGTTCCATTGGAAGGACCTCGAAGAGATGAACATGTGCGCCGAGACCGCGCAGAAGTTCATGCGCCGCTGGGCGCGCCTGGGGTGGATCCGGGTGTCCCGCAAGGACGGCCATCGCAAGATCTACGTCAACGCTGCCCGGGCGATCCCGGTTGTGCCGTCGGTCAAGGCCGATCCGACGCCCGAGGGAAACATGTGGCGCGCCATGCGCCGCATGCCGAACTTCACCCCGACCGACCTGGCGGCGCACGCCAACGCGGGCGGTGTCGAGGTCACAGTCGAGAAGGCCCGCTCCTACTGCCGGTCGCTGCTGGCGGCGGGCTACCTGAAGGTGCGCGAGACCGCGATCCCGGGCAGGCGTCAGCCGCGCTACCAGTTGATCCGCAACACCGGCCCGCAGGCCCCCGTGGTGCGCCGGGTCAAGGGCTTGATGGACCCGAACGAGGGCGAGTTCCAGCCGTTGAACGGTGGGACATCATGAGCGCGCTGGAGAAAGCCCGCATCGGCTGGGGGCCGGAGTTGCCGACCTGGATCCGCGAACTGGCCCAGGAATGCGACCGCACCAGCCAGAACAAGGCGGCGCGCCGGATCGGGCGCAGTGCCTCCCTGGTCTCGACCGTCCTCTCCCGGACCTACACGGGCGACATGGCGGCGGTCGAGGAGAGGGTGCGCGGCGCCCTGATGGGCGAGACGCTGGTCTGCCCGGTCCTGGGCGAGATCGACAAGAAAGTCTGCCGCGACTGGCGCGGGCGTTCGACCGCCTTCTCGTCGCGCAACACCCGCGCGGTCCAGATGTTCCGCGCCTGCAATCGCTGCCCCATGAACAAGGAGAACGGGAATGCCTGACACCCCCATGACCGAGCAGAGCAAACCCGGCGTCATCGACGTCGATGGGACCCCGCACATGAAGGACGCGAAGGGGCGGCTGCAGCCGCTCTCGACCGTCAAGGCCCAGGACCAGCTGCAGGACGAGGTGGTCCGCAAGGTGATCGGCTACGCCAGGGAGCTGAGTTGCCAGGTCAGCCGGTTCAAGAACCACACCTTCGAGGACCTCTCCGGCTTCGAGGCGCTGCTGGCGCAGGAGTACGGTGAGACGCGCGGCGGTGCGAAAGGCAACAAGACCTTCATGAGCTTCGACGGGTGCATGAAGGTCCAGGTCCAGGTGGCCGACCAGATCGACTTTGGCCCCGAGCTGCAGATCGCGAAAGACCTGATCGACGAGTGTCTGAACGAATGGGCCGCGGATGCAGGCGACGAACTGCGCGCTGTCGTGACCCGCGCCTTCAACACCGACAAGGCGGGTCAGATAAACCGCGCCGAGATCTTCATGCTGCTGCGCCTGGAGATCGCGGACGAGCGTTGGAAGAAGGCGATGGAGGCGATCAAGGACGCCATGCGCGTCGTCGGCTCCAAGACCTACGTCCGCTGCTACCAGCGCGACCACGGCGAGGCGCCCTGGGAAGCCATCACCATCGACCTGGCCAAGGCGTGAGGGAGCGGGTGATGCGCCGGACCTTTGTCAGGTCACATGTTCCAGTAGAAGGTCTCGTCGGGTCCGCCGGGCCAGAGCTTTCCGGGTTGGGCAATCGCGATGGTGGCCCCGCTCATTGCCAGGGCCTCGGCCTCGGTTTCTGCGCGCGCGTAGCCCTGCCGCCTGTCGGGCAGGTCGCGATCTACCTGGATCATGATCTTGAACACCATTCGATGACTTTCCGGCAACCGAGTTAACACGGGGTTACTTTCATGACCGCCAATATGATCCGCACCATTCAGGTCGGTTGCCGCCAGCTCGGGATCGACGCGGACACCCGGCACGATCTGCAGTTGCGCCTGGTGGGCAAGGCGAGCCTTTCGGAGATGTCCGACGATGAGCGCAAGCGCATCCTGGACGAGCTGAAGGCGCGCGGGTTCCGGCCGTCCTCGGGCAAGCGCCCCAAGGCGCCCCGCGCCGATCTGCGCCTTGTCCATGTTCTCTGGGCCAAGCTGGGCCATGCGGGTGAATTGAAGGACCCGACGCGCAAGGGGCTGAACAAGTTCATCCAGAAGCGCTTCGGCGAGGCCTGGGGCTTTGTCCCGGCCGACATCGACGGGCTGCGCGATCACGACAAGATCGACGCGGTGCTGCAGGCCCTGATCCAGTGGGGGAAGCGGGCAAAGATCGATTTCGAATGGTCGAGGATCGGCAAATGAAGAAGCCGCGCCACAGGGTCACCGATCATGCCTTCCTGCGCTACCTGGAGCGGGTGCAGGGCATCGACATCGAAGCTGTCCGGCGCGAGCTCGGCGCGCGGATCGACGCCGCCTGCGAGGGCTTCGAGGGCATGTGCGCGGTGAACATCGAGGGCATCTCTTTTCGCCTGAGCCAGAACGGCAATGTCACCACTTGTTTCGAGCGGAACCGCCCCGAGAAGGGCCACAGCGGCCCGCCCCGGAAACGCGACATCGAATGACCGAGCCGGTGGCATATCCGCGCCACCCGGCGCACCTGGATCCCTATATCGAGGTCCTGGGGCCGCGCATGGCGGTCAGCTTCCTGGTCATGTTCGGTGGCTCTCCTCTCTATTTCCCCGACGATCCCCGCGGCCGCAGTGCGGCCGAGCAGCTGATCGGCGCGGAAAAGCTGCGGGAGCTGAGCGGGCGCATGCCCTCGAACAGGGTCACGATCCCGATGCCGAAGAACTGGCTGATCCGGGCATTGCATGCCGAAGGCCTGTCGATGTCGCAGATCTGTCGTGCCCTGAAGACCAGCTATACCAACGTCAAGCGCACTCTCAGCGAGACGCGTGCGCTGCAGCCTCCGACGGATCCGGACCAGCTGTCCCTCTTCTGACGACAACCTTGCCAACGTAAACAGCCGTTTCAACCCGGCATTCTGACCCCGTTCAACGGGGGTATCAGATGTCCAGGAAACATGACGTGCGCCGGATGGCCGAGGAGATCGTCGCCCGTGAGGGCGGGTTCGTGAACGATCCCGACGATCCGGGCGGTGCGACCAAGTACGGCGTCACGATCCACACGCTGCGCAACATCCCCTGGGGGGATCTGGACGGAGACGGCGACATCGACGTCTTGGACGTGCGCGCGCTCTCGCGGGAGCATGCCGTCACGATCTTCGAGGAGCGATACTTCTTCGGGCCGCGCATCGACGAACTGCCCGAGGCGCTGCAACCCACCGTCTTCGACATGTATGTCAATGCGGGCGCCAACGCGGTGAAGATCCTCCAGCTTCTGCTCTGTGAAATGGCCCCGCCAGAGATCGCCATCGATGGCGTGATCGGTCCCCGGACCATCGCCGCCGCGAACCGGGCCTGGGAGCGGGCCGGGGCGTTCCTGGTCGATGCCTACGGGATCGAACGGCGCAACTTCTACTTCCGCATCGCCGACCGGCGCCCGGCCAGCCGCAAGTACGCCCGCACCCGGGCGGGTGGCAAGGGCGGCTGGATCAAGCGCGCCGAGGCGTTGATCTCGCCCGAGTACCACATGACCGATGCGCAGTTTCAGGCGCGGGTGGCGGCATGGGGTTGATCGGGCAGATCCTCTCCACGCTCTTCGGCGGTGACCGCAACGCGGTGCGCGAGATGGCCGAGGTGTTCCGGGTCAACGCAGAGGCCGCGTCGAAACGCGGCCATGACCTGGACAGTGCGGCGCTGGAGCAATTCGCCGCCGAGTTCTGTCAGCGGACGCGCCGCACCTGGTGGGACAGCCTGATCGACGGTCTCAACCGTTTGCCGCGTCCGTTGCTGGCGCTTTGGGCGCTCTGGGTGCTGGTCTGGACCCCCTATGACCCGGTCTTCATGGCGCAGGTCTTTGCCGCCTGGGCCGTGATCCCGCAGAGCGTCTGGGCGGTGATCCTGGTGATCGTCACCTTCTTTTTCGGAGGGCGCCAGCAGGTGAAGGGCCTCGACTTCCAGCGCGACGTGGCGGGCCTCCTGACCCAGACGCAAGCCGTCCTGAAGAGCCGCGACAGCCTGCGCGCCCTCGACGGCGATGAGACGCCCCAGGCCTCCGATCCCGTGCTTTCCGACAATCCCGCTCTCGATGCCTGGCGGGCGTCGAAGTGATCCAGAAAGGACCCGCCTTGTGAGCTATGACCTGATCAAAATCCTCCTGGATGGCGCCGCTCTTGTCATCTCCCTGGTCGCGATGTCCGTCGCGGTGATGCGCACGCGCCAGTCCGCGCTTGATGATCGCCTGAAGACCGGATCGGGGCGCATGGATGACCAGGACAAGCGGATCAGCTCGCTTGAACAGACGGTTGCCAGTCTGCCTGCCAAGGAAGATCTGCACGGGCTGGAGCTGCGCTTTGGCGAGTTCGGCGCGCAGCTTTCCCGGATCGAAACCACCGTCTCGTCACGCAGCGAGGAGACGAAACGTCTCTACGTCGCGGTTGAGCGGATCGAGAACTACCTTTTAAACATCGGGGGCCGGCCATGAGCTACGCCGAAGAACTGCAGCAACACGCCCGCCTGGCGATCCTGCGAATGCTGGAGGACGCGCCGCGCTACACCTCCAATGTCTCGATCATGACCGATCTTCTTCCGCGCTTCGGGATCACCTATTCGCGCGACCAGGTGGTGACCGAGCTGAGCTGGCTGGCCGAACAGGGCATGCTGACCACCGAGGAGCTGGCGGGCGGCTTCATCGTCGCTACCGCCACCACGCGCGGCGTCGAGATTGCCCAGGGCATCGCCAAGCATCCCGGCGTCCAGCGCCCCCGGCCGGGAAGCTGACATGCCGCCGCCCAAGAAGCTGGACCTGATCCCGGAGGAGCTGCGCCGCTGGCTGGCCGAGGAGCTGCGCGACCGGGGCTTCGCCGACATCGTCGATGTCACCGAGGCGCTGAACTTCCGTCTGCAGGAGGCGGGTCTTGAACTGTCGGTGGGCAAGACGGCCGTCGGCGATTTTTCCAAGGCGCTGAAGGATCAGCGCGAAGCCTTCGCCATCGCCGAGACCCTGCTGTCGGATCTCGACATCGAGGCCGAGGGTGAGCTGCACAAAGTGCTGATGCAGATGATCGCCACCAGCGCGATTCACATGATCCAGTCGGTTCGTGCCGAAGATCAGCACCTCGACCCCAGGGACCTGATGAGCCTGGGCCGGATGCTCAAGGACCTCATGAGCAGTTCGGGCATGCGCGAGAAGCTTCTGGCCGATGAGCGCGCCCGTGTCGCCCGCGAGGCGCGCGAAGTGGCACAGGCGGAGATGGACGAGGCGCTGGAGGCCACGGCCACCGAGGCAGGACTCTCTGCCGAGATGCTCGACCGCCTGCGCAGGGGCGTGCTGGGGCTGCGGTCGTGAGCCGGTCGCGCGCCCAGGTCAATGCGATCCTCCTGGTCGGTGACCACCACTGGCGCAAGGGGCCGAAATGGCGGGCCGCACTCGCCTGGTGCCTCGGTCGCCGCGAGGTCTTTGTCACCCACCTCGGCGATGCCGCCAAGGTGCGCTGGTGGCGGGGAGAACCCTACCTGGTCTCGCTCAGGCCTCGGCGCCCGGGGCTGCCAGGACGGGTCCTCCCGGCCGAGGCGACACCGTCGAAGAAGTGACCGCCATGACGCAGCCTGTCCTCTCCCGCAATCCCGAGGAACTCCCCGCCGATCTACCGCGCGGCGGGGACATCCCGGCGGATCTCGACCCGCTTGCCGAGGGCATCCTCATGGAGCACCAGAAGACCTGGCTGGAGGATACCTCTGACCTCAAGGTCTGCGAGAAAGGGCGCCGGACGGGGATCACCTTTGCCGAGATGCTGGGCTGCACCCTGATCGCCGCCGCCAAACGCTCCGCCGGCGGGCAGAACTGCTTCTACATCGGTGACACCAAGGACAAGGGCCGCGAGGCCATCGGCTATGTCGCCCATTTCGCCAAGGTGGTGGCCGGCGAGCTGGGGCAGGTCGAAGAGTTCCTCTTCGAGGACCAGCAACCCGACGGCACGACCAAGCAGATCGCGGCCTACCGCGTGCGCTTTGCCTCTGGCTTCCGGGTCGAGGCCTTGTCGTCGAACCCGGCAAACATCCGCGGCCTTCAGGGCACCGTGGTCATCGACGAAGCGGCCTTCCACCGTGACGTGCGCGAGGTCATCGATGCGGTGAACGCCCTGCTGATCTGGGGCGGCAAGGTGCGGGTGATCTCCACCCACAACGGGCACCTGAACCCGTTCAACGAGCTGATCCGCGAAGCCCGGGCCGGCAAGAACGGCTTCGAGGTCCACACCTACACTTTCGGCGACGCGGTGTTGAACGGTCTCTTCAACCGGGTCTGCCTGATGAAGGGCGAGACCTGGTCGCAGAAGGCACAGGACGCCTGGGAGGCGCAGATCCGCAGCTCCTACGGCGCGCGCGACGCCGCGATGAAGCAGGAGCTGGACGCGGTCCCCTCGGAGATGGCCGGTGCCGCGCTGACGCGGGTGCAGATCGAGGCCTGCCTGGTCGAAGGCGCGCCTTTCCACCGCTGGCACCAGCCGGACGCCTTCAAGAACGCACCGGAGGAACAGCGCAAGGCCGAGACCTTGGCCTGGTGCGAGGAGCATCTGAAGCCGGCCCTCGACAGCCTGGACCCGAAGCGGCGGCACAACCTGGGCGAGGACTTTGCCCGGTCCGGCGACGCCACCGACATCGTGATCCTGGAAGAGGGCGAGGACCTGCGCCAGCGCTGCAGGCTGATTGTCGAGATGCGCAACATCCCCTTTGGCCAGCAGAAGCAGGTCTTCTTCTACATCGCCGACCGTTTGCCCCGCTTCATGAAGGGGGCCGTCGACAAGACCGGCAACGGCGCCTACCTCGCCGAGGAGGCTGCCATGCGCTACGGCAGCCGGATCGAGGAGGTGAGCTTCAGCCGCGAATGGTACGCCTCCGAGATGCCCTCCTACATCGAGGCCTTCACCGACCGCACCATCGAACTGCCGGCCCATGCCGACGTGCTGGCGGATCACCAGGCGCTGCAGTTCGTGGACGGGATCATCCGCGTGCCGCGCGACTTCCGCTTCAAGGGCAGCGACGGGCTGGACCGTCACGGCGACAGCGCCGTGGCCGGGGCGCTCGCCTGGTACGCCAGCCGGCAGACCGGCACCGAGATCGCCTACCAGCCGGTGACAGAACGCCGGGACGGTCCCGAGGACAGGGACAATGACCGGCCCTGGTGGCGCCAGCCGCTGGGCGCGCGCCTGCGCGGGGGGATCCTCTGATGCCCGCGCTGACAAAAGGCCCAAAGGGGCCGGGAGCAGTACCAATGCTCCCGACACGGGGAGCCAGCTATGCCACCCCGCCGACCGTCACAACCGTCCGGCCGCCCGATGTAGACCCTGCACGGCAAGCGGTAAAGAGAAGGTTAACCGACATGAGCGATCCAGAACTGCGCCAGGCGCGCCCCATCGCCCCCTACCTGGGCGGCAAGCGCAACCTGGCGAAACGGATCTGCGCGATCATCGACGCCACCCCGCACACCACCTATGCCGAGCCATTCGTCGGCATGGGCGGGATCTTCCTGCGCCGTCGGCGGGCTGTGCGGGTCGAGTTCATCAACGACTTCAGCCGCGAGGTCTACACGCTGTTCCGGGTCCTCCAGGAACACTACGTCGCCTTCCTGGACCTTCTGCGGTTCCAGATCACGACACAGGCAGGGTTTGAACGGCTGATCGCCGTCGATCCGGACACCCTGACCGACATGCAGCGCGCTGCACGGTTCCTCTTCCTGCAGCGCTGCGCCTTCGGCGGCAAGGTCAGCGGGCGGAACTTCGGCCTTTCAACCGACCGTCCCGCCCGGTTCAACCTGACCACGCTGGAGCCGGACCTCGAAGCCCTGCACGAGCGCCTTGCCGGGGTCACGGTGACCTGCCTGGACTTCGCGGAGTTCATCAGGCGGATCGACCGCGAGGGGACGCTCTTCTACCTCGATCCGCCCTACTGGGGCAGTGAAGGCGACTATGGCAAACAGGCCTTCACGCGCGAACGCTTTGGTGACCTGGCCGATCAGCTCCGCCACGCCAGGGGGCGGTTTCTCCTGTCGATCAACGACGTGCCGGAGGTGCGCGAGATCTTCGACTGGGCCGAGCTGGCGCCGGTCCGGACAACCTATTCCGTCGCCAGGGGCGCAGCCCAGACCGGCCGGGGCGAGCTGCTGATCTCGAATTTCCCGCTCTCGGCCGATCCACCCGCAAAGGAGTGACCTATGACCCAACTGGTCGATCAATGGGGCCGCCCGGTCCGTCGGCGTGAGCTGACGCGCGAGGTGGCAGGCCCCTCCCTGACCGGCGTCCGTTCGCCGCTCACCGGCTATCCCGGCGACGGGCTCGATCCGCGCCGCCTGGCGAACATCCTGCGCGAAGCGGACGAAGGGCATCCCGAACGCCAGCTGGAGCTGGCCGAGGCGATGGAGGAGCGCGACCTGCACTATGTCGGCGTGCTGGGCACGCGGAAGCGGTCTGTCACCCAGCTCGACATCACGGTCGAGGATGCCAGTTCGGAGGCGACCGACAAGCGGATCGCCGAGGATCTGCGCACCTGGCTCCTGCGCGATGAGCTGGAGGAGGAGCTGTTCGATATCCTCGACAGCATCGGCAAGGGTTATTCCTTCACGGAGATCATCTGGGAGCAAAGCGCCGGTCAGTTCTGGCCGGTGCGTTTGGAGGCCCGGGACCCGCGCTGGTTTCGGTTCGACCGCCGCGATCTGAAGACGCCAATCCTGATCGGTGAGAACGGCCAGGACGAACCGCTGCCGGCATACAAGTTCATCCATCCCCGGATCCGGGCCAAGAGCGGGATCACGCCCCGGTCTGGGATCTGTCGGGCCGTGACCTGGGCCTATCTCTTCAAGATGTACACGCTGCGGGACTGGGCGATCTTCACCCAGACCTATGGCCAGCCCCTGCGCGTGGGCAGGTATCCGGTGGGAGCTTCCGAGAAGGACCGGAACACGCTGTTCCGGGCTGTGGCGAACATCGCCGGGGACTGTGCCGCGATCATGCCCGAGGGCATGGAGATCGAATTCGTGGAAACCGGCAATGTCGGCGCCTCGGTGGATCTCTACGAGAGTCGGGCCGACTGGCTGGACAAGCAGGTCTCGAAGGCGGTGCTGGGCCAGACCGCGACCACTGACGCCGAGGTCGGCGGGCTGGGGTCCGGCAAGGAGCACCGGATGGTGCAGGAGGACATCGAGCGGGCGGACGCCAAGGCGCTCTCCGGCGCGCTCAACCGGGACCTGGTGCGGCCCTGGGTGGATCTGAACTATCCCGGGCACGGTCGCTACCCCCGGATCGTCATCGCCCGGCCAGAGGCCGAGGACCTTGCCAAGTGGATGCAGACCGTGGGGGAGGCCGTGGATCGCGGGCTGGCCGTGGCAGAGGACGATGTCTATGCCAAGCTCGGCCTGCGCCGGCCCTCCGAAGGGGCCAAAATCCTGCGTCCCGGGGGGCAGAATGCGCCGCAGGCGCCGGGTCAACCGGGGGCAGGGGACGGAAACCCTCCTGAGAGCGCCGTTAAATACCCATTGAATACCCTTGCCGCTCTTTCGGCGGCGGTTGGCCGTGACGACGAGAGAGGCCGCTCAGCGGGCGGCACAGCGCCTCTCGACATCGCGGTCGACCAGCTGGCCGAGGAGGCCGCACCTGAGATCGAGGCGATGCTGGGGCAGATCGAGGCGATGATGGGCTCGACCGAGAGCCTGGAGGAGTTGCGCGAGATGCTGCTGGGGGCTTATCCGGCGGTTTCGCAGGAGGCGCTGGCGGAGGTCCTGGCGCAAGCCTTCATTGCGGGCGATCTTGCGGGGCGCCTGATGGCCGAGGACGGCGATGGCTGATCTCGCCACGAGTTTTCGGAAGCCGTTCAAGGAACAGGTGGCGGCCTTCCGGCTCCGCCTGGGCAACCATGTGCCCACGGCCAAGTGGGACGATCTGTGGAAGGCGCAGCACGACCGCGCCTTCATGGTGGCCGGTGCCGCCAAGGCGGACCTGCTGGCGGACCTTGCCAAGGCCGTCGAGAAGTCCATCGCCGAGGGCACCAGCCTGGAAGAGTTCCGGCGTGACTTCCGGCAGATCGTCGAGCGGCGCGGCTGGCATGGCTGGACCGGGGAGGGCACGAAAAAGGGCGAGGCCTGGCGCACCCGGATCATCTACCAGACGAACATGCGCACCAGCTACGCCGCCGGACGGCATGCTCAGTTGGTCGAGGGCGGGTTCAAATACTGGGTCTATCGCCACGGCGGCGCGCTGGAGCCGCGCGAGCAGCACCTTGCCTGGGACGGCTTGATCCTGCCGGCCGACCACCCGTTTTGGGCCACGCACTATCCCCCGAACGGCTGGGGCTGCAGCTGCTATGTCGTCGGCGCCCGCTCGTTGCGGCAGGCGATACGCCTCGGCGGCAACCCGAAAGTCACACTACCCGAGAACTGGCGGGATCTGAACCAGAAGACCGGCGAACCGGATGGGATCGATCGAGGCTGGGGCTATGCGCCGGGTGAGAGCATAGTGCAGGAGGTCTTTGCGCAGATGAAGGGCAAGGCGGTCAACCTGCCGCCCAAGCTGGCTGATCAATTCACGCGGGACATTGAAGAGCCTGCGCCTCCGTCGCTGCCCACATTGAATGACGTCTACACCCAGGTGCTTGGGGATGCAGGAAAGGCCACGGATCACGTCAGTGCATTGCGCAATCGGGTATCGCAACATGTCGACGCCTCTCTGACACTGGATCAGAAGGTCGCCATCAACGTCTATACAGGGCATGAATACGGGGCGATCAATGCGGCCTTGCGCAATGCCCAGGAGGGGGCGGAGACGTCCGGCTATCTTGCACTGGCGACCCTCATCGATGATGCCTTGCACCAGCTTCCCGACTACACGCAAACGGTTTGGCGAGGCGTCTACGCCAAGCCGGGCACGGATCTTCGCAACGTCTTTGCCGGAATGCGCAAGGGACGCGTCGTCGAGTTCCGCAGCTTTACCAGTACATCCAGAACGGCCGAGGCTTCATTCGGCGGCGGCATTCGCCTTGAAATTGAGAGCGCGACAGGCAAGAGCATTGAACACCTGTCACGACACCCCAATGAACAGGAGGTGCTGTTTGCACGCGGGACCCGGTTTCGCGTCCTGCGGAAATGGACGGAAAAGGGCACAATCCACATCAGGCTTCGCGAGATAAGACCCGGGGAACGGCCTGGTCCCAATCCTGTGGCGCTGAGTCTGGAATTCGGATAGAATGATCCAATGGCAGATCGCGTTCCATTCCTGCCCTCGGAGACAGACCGCGCCCGGTGGGCTGCGGCCGGTTTCGACGTGACCGGCGCCGATCTGCGCTTCACGGCATTGCTTGCAGATCTGACAGGTGATCCTTCCGATTACCTGCTGACCGAAGCCTGGGCCCAGACTGAAGAACGGGCCGCACGGGACGCCGGATTGGGAGACGATCCGGAGTTCTGGCGGATCTTCGCAGCCACCAAGCACATCCAGCCCTCAATGACTGTTGTCGATGGTTGACGGCTTCACCGTCGAAGTTACGACAGACACGCTGCGGCCGGCCTTGGCGCAGGCGTATGAGGCTCTGGACGATCTGACTCCGCTTCTTCAGGACATAGGCGAATTGATGGTCGAGCGGACCAAGGGCAACTTCAAGTCGGGAACCGCGCCCGACGGAACGGCTTGGGCGCCGCGCAGCCAGACAACGCTGGAAGCCTATGCCGCGCGGGGCGACACGCCGAAAGGTGGCCCGCTGGTCGGGGTGACACGCGCGCTTTCGTCCAGGTTTGCCTATGAGGTTGCGCCGGGACACGTCGACTGGGGATCGAACATGATCTACGCCGCCGTGATGCAGTTCGGCGCGGCCCAGGGGCAGTTCGGCGCGCGGATCGGCAAGGACAAGAATGGCCGCGATTTCTTTATGACGATCCCCTGGGGCGACATCCCGGCCCGGCCCTTCCTGGGCATAGGTCCCGAGGATGAGACGGCCCTCCTGGAGACCATTGAAGACTATCTTCAAGGCCTGATCGAAGACTGATCTCATGCACAGTAGCTCCGATGCCTCTATCTCGGATGTTGCGACAGACGCGGGACGGGAGGGCGGGAAGAAGCCGTTCGCTGCACCCTGGACGGACGGCAGAGATGCGCAGCAAGCGGACTTTGTGAATGTAGCAGCGGATGCGCAACGGTTGGGTGCGAAACAGTCCAGTATCCCTATCCGAGTGACTCATCGTATGCCTTGCAGTTTCTTCACTGACGCGGACGCTGGACAAAGCCCGATAATGACAGCATCGTTCGTGTCGGCTACACTCTTCGATATACAGCATCCTCAAGCATGCACCGAGAATAGGATTATTATGCACGCCCTTCTAAAAACCACCCGTCGAACGCTAGCGCAGCCCCACGGTGTTCGGCCGGAGAACGCAGTTTATGACTTTGAGAGAGGTATTTGGCAAGGAGAGTCCGGGCCATTGTGTAACGATTCCAAGTACATACCTCAGAGCAAAAAAAACGATATTGAAACGGGCGAAGATCAAAAAGGACAGTAGATTGATCCGCGATGTTCAGGTTTTAATATTGTCTAGTGAGCTAGACTTTTCGACTGATCGAATCTGCATTCGTCTCAGGGAGAACGGCACGCAATTTCTTCGATTAAATAGAGAAAGTCTTTCGGATCACGCACTTTCTCTAAACCCATCTGGCCCCGTTCTAACTTGCAGCACCGAGGCAGGCACATGGAGCGTCAGCAACAAGCTTCTGTCTGTATGGTGGCGGCAGGGCACCTTTGATCGGAAATTCTCTGAACCCCAAGCCTCCCTCGAAGATCAAATCTCGAAAACTCAATGGTCTGCTTTTATGCGATCTATGATGGTATTCGACAAGGCGAGGTGGGTGAATCATCCATCGCAAACCTATCGCGCTGAAACTAAGGCGGTCCAACTTCTGGAAGCTTCGCGTGTCGGGTTTGAAGTTCCAAGGACATTGATGACGAATGACAGGAACGCTAAGGTCGAGCAGAGCATAGGGTCTGAGATTGTGTTAAAGAGCATTGACACTCTTCTTTTGAGGCAAGGGGATGATCAGCTCTTTGGCTACACTCAGCCCGTGAACTGGGAGGAAGTTTCCAATGATTCGCTTCATATTGCCCCGGCTACAGTCCAACACTTCATATCCAACAAAATTGACTTGCGTGTAACCGTTGTCGGAGATCAGCTATGGTGTGTTGGTGTCTTCAGCTCCGAAGGTCAGATATCCGGCGATTGGCGACTGACGCCGAAGAGGCAGTTGAAAATTCAAGACTTTGACCTACCGGTACCAGTTTCTCAAAAGTGCATAAAATTGACAAAGGCACTTGGCCTCACATTCGGCGCTATCGATTTGGCTTACTCAAACGGCAAATACTGGTTTGTAGAAATTAACCCGACTGGGGAATGGGGGTGGATTGATTTTGACGGGCGAGCAATATCCAATTCAATTGCCGACCTTCTGGCGGGCGAATGTTGAAACATATGTGCGCCACCTTAAAGTGGATTATTTCTCGTCCGAAGGTCATCGCAGCTTCTTTAGTTGCTCCGCTTCATATGAAGCTGGCAAATCGAGATGTTGCCACGAAAAAATTGTGCGAGCTACCGTTTCGAGAGCTCAGCAACAGCCAGCTTGATGAGCTAATACAATCTGAATGGCAAAGAGCAAAAGAAATTGATGAGAAGCTTTTCAAGTTAACCGCGGCGTTGTCCATATCCGTTGCCGTGGCTGGGTTAGCAGGAACTACACTGCTACAAACGCTAAGCCACTCCGACATGAAGTACCCTATAGCGATCATCTTCCTGATATCCAGCCTTCAATTTATTATTGGTGTATACATCGGGTTCTCTGGGGGCATTCCTAAGCCCAGATACGGCTACGGAGCGGGGTACTTATCAAAGATATCAGGCGACGATGAGAGCGCACGTCTGGAAAGGGTTAATGCGGCCTCGGCGTTCCAAAGAGACAACATAATTCGATCCAACGAGGCGACCGCGGCGACTATATCGATCAGGAACGGCGTCATAATGCTGGCACTCGCCCTCTTTGCCAGCCTGCTCACCGCAATGATAGATTCGTCCGATGACAATGAACGCGCGAGAGAGAAGATCTTTCTAGTCCTCAACATTAAACGCGACGAAGGCTCGTTATCATCCAACTCGGAGCAACTCCTATTCAATCTGGCAACTGGTTCAATCTGGCAACTGGCTGAAGCTCCAAGTCCGAGCTGACACCGGTCATTCGCCGCACCTGGCACGAAGGGCGGCTCAGGGCCGGTGTCACGCATGTCGGCAGTTCTAGAGCTGATGCTCTCACCAAAATTGCGCTGCCCTTCCTTCCAGAACGCACCGGCAGCTCCATGAGACACTGCAGCACGACCTTGCCAACGTAACAGGGGCGCGGCGCCGGGCATTTTGCCCTCATGAACACGCGTCCCGATATTTCGTCCTTCGAGGCGGTGGCTCTTTCGCTGGAAGGTGAAGCCCCGCCACAATGGATCCAGCTCTTGCCTGCGCCGGGCAAGAAGTTCCGCTCTATCGATGGGCGGGGCCCCTGGTTCTACGACAGCGCCGAGGAGCTGATCGCCGCCAGCACCGCATCCGGTGAGCGGATCTTCATCGACGTGAACCACGCCACCACGCGCTCCGCCCCGAAAGGCGGCGATGCGCCGGCCGTGGGTTGGATCGAGGAGCTGCAGGGCCGTCCGGACGGGATCTGGGGGCGTGTGACCTGGAACAGCAAGGGCGCCGAGCTGATGGCCGACCGCGCCTATCACGGCATCTCGCCGGTGATGTCCTTCAACAAGGCCACCGGCAAGGTGGCGCGGATCTTCCACGCCTCCCTGACCAATACCCCCGCCCTGGGCGGGGCCATCGCTTCCCTATCCGAGGAGACAGACGACATGAGCATGGCCGCAATCGCGAAGGCCCTGGGCCTCGCGGATGATGCCGGTGAGGACGCGACCCTCGCCGCCATTTCCAAGCTGAAGGAAGGCGCGGAGAAGCCCGCCGAGCTCGCCACCCTGGCGCTTGCACTGGGGGCCGAGGAGGGCGCCAGCGTGGCGGAGCTGACCGTCCTGGCCAAGGCGGCCGTGGCGAATGCCGGCGACGCCGACCAGGTCGCCGAACTCACCGCCCAGCTGGACGAGCTGCGCGCCGATCAGTGGCTGGACAAGAAGGTCGCCGAAGGCTGGGCCATCGACGCCGAGTTCCGCGCCGAGCTTTCGGCGATCTGGCTGGAAAGCCCGGATCGCGCCGAGAAGGTGGTGACCCGGATGAAGAAGCTCTCGCCGACCCATACCGCCAAGCCGGCCCCGAAGGGTGAGGCCATCACCGAGCTGAGCATCGACCAGAAGATTATCGCAGAGCAGATGGGCTACTCCGAGAAGGAGTATCTTGAGCTTCTGCAGGCAGAGGAGGCAGCCTGATGGCCGCACTGACCGCAGACCGCAACACCGCCCGTTTCGAGGGTGACATCCGCCAGGGCGACGTTGCCGCCTCGACCCTGATCTATGCCGGCGCCCTGGTGATGCGGGATGCCTCGGGCAACCTGGTCGAGGGCCAGACCGCCACGGGCCTGATCGGTGCCGGCCGTGCCGAGGAGCGGGTCGACAACTCCGCAGGGTCGGCGGGTGACCTGACCTGCGATTACCGCCCTGGCATCTACCGCTTCGCCAACTCGGCGGCGGCGGACGAGATCACCAAGGCCGAGATCGGCGACGTCTGTTACGCCGTCGACGATCAGACCGTCGCCAAGACCGATGGCACCTCCACGCGCTCGCCCGCCGGGCTGATCGAAGGTGTCGACGCCAACGGGGTCTGGGTCCGCCTGGACGAGGCCCTGACCGCCGCAGCCGCGGCTTGAGAGGACCCCTGACATGCTCATCAATGCCGCAAACCTGAACAGCCTGCGCGTCGGTTTCTCCGGGGCCTTCAAGAACGGCCTGGGCATGGCGCCCAGCCAGTGGAACCGGATCGCGACCGAGGTGCGCTCCTCGCAGACCAGCCAGAAATACGGCTGGCTGGGCCAGATGCCGAACGTCCGCGAGTGGATCGGGCCGCGCGCCGTCCAGAACCTCGAACAGCACGACTACTCCATCGAGGAGAAGGGCTTCGAACTGACGGTCGCGGTCAAGCGCCGTCACGTCGAGACCGACAACCTCGGGATCTATGCGCCCATGTTCACCGAGATGGGGCGGTCCACCGGGGCCAAGAAGGACCAGCTGGTCTATGCGCTGCTGAAGGCGGGCTTCACCACCGAATGCTACGACGAGCAGAACTTCTTCGACACCGACCACCCGGTGAAGGACGAGAACGGCAACGACACCACGGTCGCCAACACCGACGGCGGATCGGGCACGGGCTGGTTCCTGCTGGACACCTCGCGCGCGCTCAAGCCGCTGATCCTGCAGATCGGCAAGGAGTTCAAGTTCGTTTCCAAGGACCGGGACCAGGACGACAACGTCTTCGACAACGACGAGTTCGTCTATGGCGCCGACGGCTACATGAACGTGGGCTTCGGGTTTTGGCAGATGGCCTGGGGGTCCAAGCAGACCCTGAACGCCGCCAACTACGCCACGGCCCGCGCCGCACTCTCGGGCATGAAGGGCGACTATGGCCGCCCGCTGGGCCTGATGCCGAACCTGCTGGTGGTGCCACCCTCGCTGGAAAGCGCCGCGCGCAAGATCCTCAACTCCGACTACGCCTCGGGGGGCGAGACCAACGAGTGGAAAGGCACCGCCGAGCTGCTCGTTGTGCCCTGGCTGGCGTGAGGGGTGAGCCATGACCCGCGAGGAGCTTGACGCACGCGCCGCCGAACTCGGGATCTCCACCAGCTCGCGCTGGAAGGACGAGACGGTGGCCGAGAAGATCGCCGAGGCCGAGGCAGAGCAGGCCGGATCGGATACCACGCCGGAAGGGACCAGCGACGGCCCTGGGCCGGTGCAGGGGGCGGGCGAAGGCGCCGCCCCCACGGAACCCGCCGACGAGGAAGACCAGGGGTCCGCGCCCGTCGTAGAAGCGGCGGCGGCGCCTCAAGAGGTGACAAAGCCTGCCACACTCGACCCGGAACAGCCGCCCGAAGGCGTGCTGACCGTCATCGGCCCCAGAAAGGGCCGCTGGCGGGCCGGGCGGCACTTCTCGCCCGAGCCGGTGAAGATCCCCCTGGCCGAACTGAGCGATGACGAGATCGCCATGCTGGCCGGCGATCCGAAGCTCACCCTGTCCGGTCTGCCTCAAGACTGACACCGCGCGCCGTGCCGGGGGGCGCGGCGGGCCACTTTCCCGGCGGCTGCGCCCCCGCGCCGCCGGGGCTTTTCACCCCTGTTGAACGGTCCTTCACATGCCCTATTGCACCCAGGCAGATCTCGAAGAGCGCTACGGCACCGAGCTGTTGATCGATCTGACCGACCGGGGCGAGCTGGCCACGGGCACCATCGACGCCGACACGGTGACCCGCGCGATCTCCGAGGCGGACGCGCTGATCGACGGCTACGTCAAGGGCCGCTACACGCTGCCCTTCGCCGTCACGCCCGACCCGATCCCGAAGATCAGCCGCGAGATCGCGATCTACACGCTGCATGTCTACGAGCCCAACGAGAAGATCGTCCGCGACTACAGCCAGGCCATCAAGACGCTGCAGGAGATCGCCAGGGGCAACGTGATCCTGGACGCCGATGGCGTGACCCCCTCCGAGACCGGGGCCGGCGGCGTGCGCGTCAACGACCGCGAGCGGCCCTTCACGCCCGACAACCTCAAGGGCTTCATCTGATGCTGGCCGAGGTCAAGGCACGCCTGGAGGCGCAGGTCCCGGAGCTGGACGGCCGGGTCGGTCTCGCCGCCGAGTTCACCGCCATCCTGAAGGACGGCCGTGTCCCGAGCGGCGGCGTGAACGCCTATGTCCTGCCCGGCACGACGACGGGCGTGCCCGCCCAGACGATGGGCGCCGGTCTCTTCATCCAGCCAGTGCGGCGCGGCGTCTCCATCGCGACCTTCGTGCAATCGACCGACGCGCGCGGCCAGCGTGCCCTGGGTCGTCTCGATGGCTTCCTGGCGGACATCCAGGAGGCGCTCTGCGGCTGGGCGCCGGGGGACGAGGTCGGCGTCTTCGAGCTCTCGGCCGAGCGACCGGCGCCCTCGCAACGTGGCCTCATGGCCTTTGTCACCGAGTTCCGCATCAACGACCAGCTGAGGATCCCCACATGACCAGGCTCCCGCAATCCGGAGGCAGCTTCACCCGCACCGAGAAGGGCGGCCTGAAGCAGACCGTCAAGCCCCCCAAATCCGCGCCACGGCCCGAGCCGCCGAAACCGCCCCAACCGGCGCAGCCCGCCAAGAAAGAGGCCTGATCCATGCCGATGTACTTCCGCAAGAAGATCCTGCTGGCCAAGATCGAGGCCACCTACGGCACCGACCCGACTCCGACCGGCGGGGCGAACGCGATCCTTGCCTCCGAGATCAGCATCCAGCCCATGCAGGGCGCCGATGCCGACCGGGGTCATGACACGCCCTATCTCGGGGCCAATGCCACGATCCCCTTCGACCTCCACCAGGTGATCAGCTTTAAGGTCGAGCTGGAACCCTCCGGCACCGCCGGGACCGCGCCGGCCTGGGGGCCGCTCCTGCGCGCCTGCGGCTGCGCCGAAACGATCACTCCGGGCACCGACGTGGTCTACAACCCGATCTCGGACGCTTTCGAGAGCGTCACGCTCTACCTGCACATCGATGGGCATCTCTTCACCCTGACCGGTGCGCGGGGGAACTGCGACGTCACGGTCAATGCCAGCGGTATCCCGGTGCTGGGGTTCACCTTCACCGGCCTCTGGACCAAGCCCGCCGCCGGCACGCTGCCCACGCCCGACTTCAGTGCCTGGCAAAAGCCGCGCATCGCGTCGAACACCGCTACGCCGCTCTTCACCATCGGGAGCGAGGACATGGTGATGCGCAGCTTCAAACTGGGACTGGGCAACCAGGTGGAAGGGCGGTTCCTGGTCGGCGCCGAGGAGATCGTCATCGTCGACCGGTCCGACATGATCGAATGCCAGGTCGAGGCCGTGGCGCTCTCGACCCTCGATCCCTGGGCGCTGGCGCAGGACCAGACCGCCGTCGCGGTGGCGCTGACCCACGGCACCGGCGCCGGCCGCATCGCGGCGCTTTCGGCCCCGACCTGCCAGGTCCAGCGCCCCGGCAATCCGACCGAGGCGCAGGGCATCATGGAATGGCCGCTCAACCTGGTCCCGCTGCCCGGCTCGGGCAACGACCAGTGGACCCTCACCCTGACCTGACGGAGATCCCGCAATGGCATTTCGTATCGCCGAAGAACGCACCATCACCCGGACTGTCCAGACCGCCGACGGTCAGGACTTCCGCGCCGTGTTCGTCATCCTGCCCGACGAGGAGATGGGCGCGGTCAGCGCGGGGGGCATCGAGGGCGAGAAGGCCGTCATGCGCAAGATCATCCGGCGCCTCGATGACATCGAGGGCGCGGACAAGAAGCCGATCCCGCATTCGCCGGAGCTGCTGGAACAGGTGATCGGCTTTGCCGACCTGCGGATCGCGCTCCTGCGGGCCTACAACGAAGGCCGCATCGAGGCCCGCCAGGGAAACTGAGATGGGCCGGGCGGGCGCTGATCGAGGGGCACTTCTCGGACCAGTCCGGCCCGGCCCGCCAGGTCGACCAGGACGCGGCCTTCTGGGGCATCCCGCCCGAGCTCTTGCGGGCGGAGGACGCCGAGGAGGCGCTCTGGCCCGAGCATGTCGCCGCGCTGGAGGCCTTTGCCGTGGTCAGCACCCAGTGGCGGATCGAGCCGCGCTTTGGCGCCGCGACCCGCTGGCTGGGCCTGGACTACGCCGCCGCCGAGGCCGGGCTGCGCCTTGCGGGGATCGAGGTCACGCCCGGCCTCTGGGCGGACATCCGGCAGATCGAGCAGGGCGCCAAAGCGGCCTTGAACGGGGATTGAACGGGGGGTGACATGACGCTGAACATGCATGCGCGCCTCACGGCCAACGGCAAGCAGGCGCAGGCGGAACTGGCAAAGACGGGCCAGGGCGCGCGCGGGCTGAAGACCGAGGTCGACGCCCTGGGGCAAAGCGGCCAGGAGGCCTCGGCCGACTTCGTGGCCCTGCAAAAGCAGCTGGAGGCCTACAAGGTCGACCTGGTCAACCTGCGCAACGAGCACGCGGCGGCGAAGAAGCAGATCGACGGTCTGCGCGGCGAACTGACCAAGCTCAAGACGCAGGCGGGACAGGCGCAGGCGGACATCGGCAAAACCGCGCAGGCGGCGGGCCATCTCGGCGACGAGATCGAGGATGTCGGCCGCAAGGCCCCGCGCGCGAACCAGGCGGCATCGGCCTTTGCCGGCGGCGGGTTGCGCCAGATGTCGATGCAGTTCAGCCAGGTCGCGCAGCAGGGCGCGGTGACGGGAAATTACCTGCAAGCCCTGGCGATCCAGGCTCCTGACCTTGCGCTCGGCTTTGGCACCGTTGGCATTGCAGTTGGCGCACTTGTCCCGATCCTCTTCGGACTGTCGCAAGGTCTTTTCGATGTGGGGGAAGAGACAGAGGATCTCACGGACCAGTTGGACGCGCTGGAGGCTGCGGTCAAGAAGTTCCAGAACGCATCCCGCGATGGCGCACGTGGTCTCACCGATCTGCGCGACGAATACGGTGCCCTGACCGATGAGGCGCAGGCATTCTTCGAGATCCAGCGCGAATTGGCCAGGATCAATGCGCAGCAAGCTTTCGGCGCGGCGATGGGCGGGCTGGCTGAGGCCTTCAGCCTGGGCAGCGCGCTCGGTCTCAGCCCCCGACAGGTGGCTGATCAGGCAAAGGCCTTGCGCGATGCGCAGGCCGAACTGGACAGGCTGAACGCGGGGGTCGGCGAGTTCTCCGACAAGCAGTTGGTGGCCGCAATCCGGCGCACAAAGGAGCTTCGCAAGGAGATCCGCGACTTGCGCGATGTTGGCCGGGCCATCGACCAGCTCGCTGAAAAGTTCAACATCTCGGCTGAAGCGGCCACCGAGTTCGCCAAGCTGTTGTCAGAGGTCGATGCCGCGAAAGGTCCCGAGGAACAGGCCGCCGCCGCGCAGAAGCTCGCTCAGCATCTCTACGATGCCACGGATGGCCTGAAGGGCGCCGACAAGGAGACGATCTCACTCTACCAGAACCTGCTGGATGTCGTGAAATCGGGTCTGGATTTTGCCTCTCTAGACCTGTCGTCGGGAGTCGGCGCCGCTGCCGATGAGGCCGCTCGCCTGGCTGACAACCTGGCACGGGCGTCGCTTGCGGACACGATGGCCCGGAACATGGCCGGTGCCGCCGCTGCTGATGCAGCCCGACGCTTCAACGAGAACCTCCCCAAGGGGATGACGACCGGCACCGGGATCACCTTGCTGGACCTGGAGTATGGCGACTGGACGCCACCGGGCGGCCCGCCCCGGGAGCCAAAGCGATCCGGCGGGGGCGGGCGCTCCGCCAAAACCGAACGCGACGCCGTCCGAGACCTGATTGCGGCCAGGCGGGACGAGCTTGCCATCCTGCGCGAGAGCGACCCGGTCCAGCAGGAGATGATCCGCCTGCGCGGTGACCTGGCCGGGGCCACGGATGCAGAGCGGGCAGAGGTCGCCAAGCTGATCGCCTCGATCCAGAAGGAGGAACTGGCCAAGGCGCAGGCGGCGGAGACCTCGGAGTTCTTCCGCACCAGCTTTGCAGACCTGATCCCTGACCTGGTGCGCGGCGGTGACGATGCCGCCTCCGCCTGGCATCGCTTTGCCCGGGCGCTGGAGGATGCGGCCTGGCAGGCCCTGCTGCTGGGGGAAGGCCCACTGATGGGCTTGTTTGGTGGCGGAAGTGGCGGATCCGGTGGTGGACTTTTTGGCTGGATCGGCGAGATCCTGAACTTCGCTGATGGCGGGATGCACTACGGGCAGGGCGGGCCACGCGCGGACAAGAAGCTGGTTCGCGTCAGCCCGGGCGAGTTCACTGTCAATGCCGCCGCCACGCAACGCCACCGTCCACTGCTGGAGGCGATCAACGCCGGCACGCCGATCCCAGGTTTTGCCGACGGCGGTTCGCTTTCGTCGCCTATGGCGATGCCCGGGGGGCGCGAGGGCGTCGTTGAAATCCGCGTCTACACCGAAGAGGGCACGGTTGCGGAGATTGCACGCAACGAGGCCGGGGCGGTGGTCCGGACGGGATTTGCCGAGTACGACCGCGTCCTGCCCGACCGGGTAGCGGAGATCCGGCGCGATCCGAGGGTGCGCTACTGATGGCGATCACCTTTCCCATTGATCTCGCGACCTTCTGGGATGGCCTGGGCATCCACATGTATTCGTTTCGCCTGGGCGAGGCGATGAGCGTTTCGGAAACCGGCGGCGGCGAGGTGTTGACCGCGCGCATGGGAACGCGGCTGTGGATGGGCGAGGCCTTTGTGCCGCCGAACAGGGATCACGACCAGGTTCTTGCGCTGATCGACTTGATCCGGCAGTCCGGGGCGCCCTTCCTGATCTATGACCGTCGCCGGAAATTCACCCAGGCAGATCCTGGCGGCGCGATCCAGGGCGCCGCAGTCTGCCGCGTGGCAAGCGTGGCGGGCAACGCCCGCGAAATGACCCTCACCGACCTGCCGTCCGGCTATGTGCTGACGCCGGGCGATCATCTTTCGATTTCCTACGGCTCGACCCCGATCCGGTATTTCCTGGCGCGGGTGGTGACGGGCGGAACCTTTGTCGGCGCGCCGGCGCAAGTGACCGTCGAGGTGGTGCCGGGCATCCCCGAGGCGGTGGCGGCCGATGACGTGGTGCGGCTGATCCAACCGATCTGCAAGGCGGTCTACGTGCCCGACAGTTTCAGCGGGCTTCGCCGCCGGTCGGCCTTTGACGAAGGCTTTTCCTTTGCATGGAGGCAGACAGTGCGATGACCTATCCCGTTGTGGCGCGCGGTGCGCTGGCGCTCGAGGTGCTGATCTGGATCGAGGCCAAGGATCGCGAGACCGGGACGCCGCAGGCGATGGGCCTGCATACCGGCCTCGAGGATCGGGCCTTTGTGATCGATGGCGATCAGCGGACATACACCGGCGCCGGGGCCGTGCTCGAGGTGGCCGACCTGGTATCGCAGGTGGGCCTCGGGGTGCAGATGCAGACGGCGGGCCTGGCCCTTGTCACCGATGAGGTGCAACAGCTCATCCGGGGATATGACGCCCGGCAGGCGCCGGTCGAAATGCACCTCGCGCGCTTCGATCCCGAGACAAACGCCCTGATCGAGATTACCCGCGTTTTCAAGGGCTGGCTCGATGAGGCCACGCTGCGCGAGGGCGTCAAGAATGGCGAGGCCTCGCTCTCGGCCCGCCTGGCAAGCTCGGCCCGCGCCCTGACCCGCCGCGTGCCGCTGCGGCGGTCTGATGAGGCGCACCGCGCGACCCATGCCGGGGATCGGTTCTTTCGCTATGCGGACGTGTCCGGGGCCGTGGGTGTCTGGTGGGGCATGAAGCGCGGCGGCGGCAAGGGCGGGGGCCAGTCGTTTGCCGAGAAGCTGGCAGGCATTTCGTCCCGCTTGGAAAACCGGGGGAGCGCGGCCGATGGTTGAGCGCCGCAAGGATTGGCGGCCGCGCCTGGCCGCATATCTCGGGGAGGTTGCCCGCCTGCGGTTCCGGCCCGGCGAGCATGATTGCGCCCTGTTCGCGGCCGGGGCCGTCGAGGCCATGACCGGCACCGACCTGGCGGCGGGGTGGCGCCGCACCTATCGCACGCTCGAGGATGGCCTCGCGCTCCTGGCGCAGGAGGGGCACGGCGATCATGTGGCGCTTGCCGCCGCGCACCTCGAGGAGGTCGCGCCGATCCGCGCCCAGGTGGGCGATGTGGCGGCCGTGCGTGAAGGCGAGGCGCTGGCCCTGGGGATCGTGCAGGGGCCGTCAATCTATGTGCTGCGGCCCTCGGGCCTGGGCCTTGTGCCCCTGACAGATGCAGAAAGGGCGTTCCGCGTATGATCCGCCTCAATATCCTTGTTCTGGCGCTGGCCTTCCTGGTGGTGGGCGCCGATCCGGCCGCGGCCGAGCCGGTCAGTGCGGCGATTGCCGCGGTCGGCTCCTGGTTCGCGGGGCTTGGCGTGATCGGCCAGGCGCTTGTGCGGCTGGCCGTGGGCCTTGTCCTGTCCAAGCTGACGCAGGCCAAGCTCAAGGCGCCCGAGGCGGCGGGCGGCCTCAAGACCGAGGCCACGCTCACCGGGGGCGACAATTCCGAGGGTTTCGTGCTGGGGCGCTATGCCACCGCCGGCGCCTTTGTCGCGCCCCCCCTGAGCTGGGGCTCGCGCCGCGCGCAACTGGTCTATGTGATCGATCTTGGCCTGCCGGGGCAGGTGGTGTCCGGCATCTATGTCAACGGCGAGCGCCAGGCGTGGAGCGGTGTGCAGGACGGTAAGGGCCGCGGCGAGCTGAACACGGGCGGCGCCTATGATGGCCGGGTGTGTCGTTATCTCTATGACGGCACGCAAACCGCCGCCTCGCCCTATCTCCTCAACCGCCTGGGCAGTGATCCAGACTTCCCTTGGACCCCCGACATGGTGGGCAAGGGGCGATCCTATGCGGTCCTGACGTTTATCCTGGACAAGGGCGACAAGGCCAAGTTTTCCGGCCTGCCGACCGTGCTTTTCGAGATCGAGGGCGTGCCGCTCTACGACCCGCGCAAGGATGGCAGCGCGGGCGGTTTCGGGGCGCATCGCTGGAATGACCCCGCGACCTGGGAGCCGACCGAAAACCCGGCCGTGATGATCTACAATATCCTGCGCGGGATCGCCTTGCCGAACGGGGCCACCTGGGGCGGGCGCGCCACGGCCGAGGATTTGCCCCTGGCGACCTGGGCCGCGGCGATGAATGAATGCGACCTGTCCGTGACCGTCGAGGACGGCGGCACCGAGCCGCAATATCGCGCCGGCACCGAGGTGCGCGTGGCGCAGGATGAGCCGGCGCAGGTGATCGAGGATCTTCTGGCATCCTGTTCGGGTGAGCTGGTCGAGGAGGGGGGCACCTGGTATATCCAGGTCGGCGCGCCCGCCCTGCCGTCCTATTTCTTCACCGATGCGGACGTGGTGATCTCTCGCCCGCAGGAGCTTGACCCGTTCCCCGGCCTGGCGGACACGACCAACGCCGTGGCGATCACCTATCCCGAGCCGGTGATGGCCTGGCAGACGAAAGAGGCGCCGACCGTCCTGCGGCCCGATCTCGAGCTCGAGGACGATGGCCGCCGGCAGATCGCAAGCCTGCCCCTGCCGACCTGTCCGCACGCGATCCAAGCGCAGCGCCTCGCCAAGAGTTACCTCGAGGATGCCCGCCGGTTCCGGGTGCACCGCCTGACCCTGCCGCCGGATGCGGCGCATGTGCCGCCGCTTTCAACCGTGGCCTGGACCAGCGCCCGCAACGGCTATGCGGCCAAGCTGTTCGAGGTGCAAAAGAAACAGGTGCAACTGCGCACGCTCCTGACACAGGTGGCCGTGCGCGAGCGCGATCCCGGCGATTACGATTGGAGCGCCGCGGATCAACTGCCCTATGACGTGCCCCCGGCCACGGTCACGACGCCTGAGCCCTACGCGCTCGAGGGGCTTTCGGTTGTCGCCGGTGCGATCTCTGACGGCACCACGGGCCGCCGCCCGGCGGTGATCGCGACCTGGACCGAGGACGGCGCCGGGGGCGTCGATTACGAGGTGAGGCTTTCCGGCGGCGAGGTGATCGCCCAGGGCCGCGCCCCGGCCGAGGCCGCGCGCCTGGTGGTGGCCGAGGGCGTTCTGCCGGCCACCGATTACGAGGCCCGCCTGCGTCCCGCCGGCGAGGAGGAGCTCTTTGACTGGTCCGATTGGCTCGAGGTCACGACGCCCGATCTGCGCCTGACCGAGGCCGACCTGGCCGATACCCTTGCGGGCAAGATCGATGAGGCCTTTGACCGCCACGACGCGGCGCTTGCCGATGCAACCGGCGTGATTGCCGAGCTGCGGGACGCGGCCATTGCCAGCTTTGGCCCGCTCGACCGCCCCACCGCCCTGGCCGACGATATCCCCCGGCTCGAGACCGGCCTCGAGGAGGCTTATCAGCGGCTCATGGGGCTGGAATGGGCGCAGTTCGGCACCAACAAGACACTGGCCGGCGCGGGCATCTTTGTGGACAGCGAGACCGGCGCGGTGCGGATCGCCGCATTCGAGCGCGCGGAGGCTCGCGTCTCGAATGTCGAGATCAACCTCTCGGCCGTCGAGGTGGCGCTCGAGCTCAAGGCAACGGTGGCCTATGTCAACGACACGGTGAGCCAGGCGATTTCCGAGGCGGTGCTCGACCCCTCTCAAATCCCGCTTCTCGATGATCTCGATCTGCGCATCACGGATGCAGAGGTCAGGCTCGACGCGGCCGAGGGTACGATCACCACGCTGACCGATACCCTGACGGTGGCGGGCGGCCTTGTCAGCATGACCACGGTCACGCAGGAGCTCGACAGCCTGCAAGGCCAGATCAACCAGCGCGTGACAACCGCCACGTTCGACGGGCTCGAGGACCGCGTGACCACGGCCGAGGGCAGTCTCACGGCGCTGGGGGATACGGCGGCGATTGCCGATGCGGTCGAGGTGATGCGCCAGCTTTACGACGACAGCGCCGACGACACGCAGCGCCGGATTGCCGATCTCTGGGACCGCTGGACGGGCGACGAGGCCGTGCGCCGCGCGACAGCACAGGGGCGCCGCGATCTCTCGGCGCGGGTGGATGCTGGCCTCGCGGCCGAGGCTTCCGAGCGGCTGGCGCTCAAGGCCGCGCAGGAGGCCACGGCCGCCTCGCTGGTGGAGGAAAGCACGGCGCGCGCGGCAGAGGATGAGGCGCAAGCGGGGTTGATCGCCTCGCTGCAAGCGACCCTGACCGGCGCGCAGGGCGAGATCACGGTCAACGCGGGCGCGATCTCTGGCCTCGACACGCGGGTGACGGCGGCCGAGGGTGAGATCACTTCGCAAGCCTCCTCGATCACCTCGCTGCAAGCCGGTGTCGCCGCAGCCCAGGGGGCGGCCGACGCGGCGCAGGCGGATGCGGACGGCAACGCCACGGCGATCTCTGGCCTCGACACGCGGGTGACGGCAGCCGAGGACGAGATCACCTCGCAAGCCTCCTCGATCACCTCGCTGCAATCCGGTGTCTCCGCAGCCCAGGGCGCGGCCGATGCGGCGCAAGCGGATGCGGACGGCAACGCCACGGCGATCTCTGGCCTCGACACGCGGGTGACTGCGGCCGAGGGCGAGATCACCTCGCAAGCCTCCTCGATTGTCTCGCTGCAATCGGATGTTGGCGACAACAGCGCGGCGATCACGAACCTGCAAAACACCAAGGTGGACGGCGCGGGCGCGGTCTCGGCGGTCGAGGCAACGATCTCGGCCGAGTATGCCAGTCTTACCGCGATGGCCTCGGCCACCGCCTTTGCCAAGGCCCAGGCGGATGGCATCGCGGCCGGCTATGTCTGGCGGCTGAACGGGCAAAACCTGATCGAGCTGGTGAGCGTGTCAGATGGCACTAGCGGCCCGGTGAGTACCTACAAGATCGCGGCTGATTATGTCGAGATCACCGGGGTTGCCCAAATTACCACCGCCGTGCTCGATCAGCTCTTTGCCGATAACATCGTGGCGGGGCGGCTGACGGTCACGGGGTCGATGGTAGCAGCCGGCGCGATCACCGCGGACAAGTTGAACGTGACCGAGCTTTCGGCGGTTTCGGGCACGCTCGGGACTTTCCAGACCGCCCCCACTGGCGAGCGCACGGTTATCTCCGACGACAAGATCGAGGTCTACGACGCCGCTGGGGTGCTGCGGGTGAGAATTGGGAACCTGACATGAAACCAACAAAGCCAGTGCCGCGGACTGTGATCTCCGAAGGCAAAGCAGAGATTTATGACGAGAAGGGCGTCCTGCGCGTGAGGATCGGAAATCTGACATGAGTTACGGCTACCAGATCAATCGCGCCGACGGCACCGAGCAAGTCGGTTCTGACAACACCGTGTTTCGGCACCTGGTGACGGAGACATTCACCTTCGACGCCGACGAGACACGGTATGTCGATGACATTCCGAGCGACCTGTTCACGGTCCAGATCACACCACACGCCGCAGCCAAGCACATCTTTGAAGGGCGGTATGCCTACATGGTCAACTACTTCGACGTCCCCAGTATCACGGTTAGCGAGGTGTCGGATACAGTCACCGTTGCGCCTCCCATCTCAGGTGTCGGCCATGTGCAAGGCGATTATTCCGTTATCGTGCTGGAGTACGGATGATGGCCTTTGGCATTCAGTTATTCAATGACTTCGGGGAAGAGGTTTTGGGCGGCGGAAGGCCCCTGAATGTGCTGCACACAGGCGACTCTGCGCGGTTCGATCAGGATAACTATGTCATTGGCGCATCCGGTCTCTTGGTCGCGTCAGGAGGGGCGTGGGTGGAATCCGACTACCCCCTGGTCAAGGTGGGCCCAGCTACCTCTGATCTGAATCAAGCCATGCGCATGTGGCGGTTCGCGGCGCACGGTTTTACCGGCGTGAGCTGGTCGAAATTAATTCAGACCCGAAACGACTACCTGCCCGACACCTACGCGGCAGATGTCGATGACATCGTGTTCTGGGAAATGCCACCGGATGGTATTATCCATTCGTTCAACTACTGGATCGACCCGCCGGATGCTTCGGCGCCGCGAAAGGTGTCGGGCATCTGCCCAAACGACACCAACGGTTACTCCGGCCTGCCGCGATATTGCATCGGCTCGATCAATGCGCCTGTTGACCAGACCCAGAGCTATGGCATTCAGACCTTCGATGCCTCTGGAAATGTCCTCTACGATAGCCGCGGGGATAACATCGTCGTTCGGGATTTCCGGGTATTCTCCCAGGCCGAGGTACAGGACGTACTCGAAAACGACACGGTGGTAACTTTTACGCCTCGGGCTGCCCCGGTTGGCGCCCCGATGGTTTCTCTTTCGAGCGTCATGTCGTTCAGCAAACCAGCCAACGGGCGACACTGGTACTATCCTCTGATCGAGTGGGATGGCACCAGCTTCACCCTGTCACGATTCCGACACTCAATGGCCAGTTCCAGCAGCCTCGGTGGCTTCGCTTATTCGAGCTTCACCCTGACCGTCGCGGACGCCGAGTGGTGATGAAGCACAACAGTCTTAAAACAGGAGAACAGCATGAGCTGGTATAAGACCGGAACGGTCGCAGTAACAAATGGCAGCGCCACGGTGACGGGCAGCGGCACCGCCTGGGTGGCGAATGCCCGCGTGGGGCAGGCCTTCGCCCTCGAGGGCGCGGGCGAGCAATACGAGATCACCGCGGTGGTCAGCGACACCGAGCTGACGATCTCGCCGGCCTACCTGGGCAGCACGCAGAGCGGCCAGGCCTATGCCATCATTCCGGTGGTGGGGTTTTACCGGCAGGCCTATGACGCCCTTGCGGCGGCGGTCGCGCAATGGTCGAGCTATGCCGGCACGGTGCTTTCTGGCCTGTTCGGGGACGGCACGGCGGCGGCGCCTGGGATCGGTTTCGAGGACGAAACCAATACCGGGTTTTTCCGCAAGGCCGCGGGCCAGCTCGGGATTGCCACGGGCGGCGTGCAGCGCGCGCTTCTCTCCTCGGCCGCGTTGCAAGTTGACGTGCCCCTGACCGGCACGGCCGTGACCCAGAGCACGACCGATTCCACGGCAGGACGGCTAATGAAGGTCGGGGCTTTCGGCCTCGGTGAGGACGCCGGCCCCGTGGTAACCGACATCGACGCGCACAACCTCTCTGGCTTCTACTTTGCCTATGCTGGTCAACACGCAAGCGCCCCGACTGGCACGAACCCGTTCCCGGATCTCGGCGGTGCATTCGGCCTCATGGCGGGCAGCGCCACCCTTGGTGGGGTCACGGATTACGTCTGGCAGATTGCCATCCTCTACAGCGTCTCGGGGCCGGTCATGAAGTTCCGCAGCAAGGCGACCGCCTGGACGGATTGGGAGGAGGTCTATTCGACCAGCAACCTGATCGGGACGGTCAGCCAGAGCGGCGGAACCCCGACCGGTTCGATCCTCGAGAAGGGCAGCAACGCCAACGGCAATTACATCCGCTATGCGGACGGCACGCAGATTTGTGATGTGCGCCTGGCGTCCAGCAGCGCGGGGGCTGTGACCTGGACTTTCCCCGCAGCATTTGCCGCCGCCCCGCAGGCCAGCGCAACGCCGAACCAGGACCAGGCGCGCTTTGCCACTACCACAGCCGGGGCCGCTGGATCGGTCAATTTCTCCGTTTGGAATACTGCACAAGCCCGCCTTGACGCGATCTCGACCTCGCTGATCGCCATTGGCCGCTGGTACTGAGGAGGCAAGAAATGCAGATCACACTTTCCCCCGTCCGTCGCGAGGGGCGACCGACCTTGGAGCGCCTTGGCGATGCCCTGGTGATCGATGGCGAAACCTTCGATTTCTCGGGCGTGCCCGAGGGCGCGCAGCTTCCTGCCGAGGCGGTGGCATCG